GGATTGCCGCTTGGATTGCTCGACACCTTGTGGACCTAGATAGCCCAGACGCAAACCCAGAGTCAGACAATTACCCATCAGCCGGTGTTGTTGCTCACTTGCTTTGGGGTTCAGGTCCAACAAAAAGAGCAGCACAGAGGACCAAAGACTACGCTGATTCAGTTGTTGCTAGAATCAGAGCAGAGGAAACTAACAGCATGGACAATAAAAACAAGTGGCTAGATGTAGCAAGAGCTATTGCGCTAAAGATTGACGGCCCACAGCCAGAATCAAAAGAGCCAGAGGTAAGAGTCAACTCCACTAGCTTTGAAGTCAGGGCTGAGGGTGATGGCATGAGCTTTACTGGCTATGCCTCGGTATTCAATTCCCCATCAGAGGACTTGGGTGGCTTCATTGAGTATGTTGCACCAGGTGCTTTCAAGCGTTCGCTACAATCTCGCAACGAGGTAAAGCTACTTTGGAACCATGACGCTGGTGAACCACTTGCCTCTCTACGAGGTGGCACCATGCAACTTGTTGAGGATGAGATTGGCCTAAGGGTCACAGCACAGCTGCCAAACACGACACGAGGCAGAGATGTTGCAGAGCTTTTGAGGACTAAAGTTATAGACTCAATGAGCTTTGGTTTCAATGTAATCAAAGATTCATGGTCAAGAGATGGGCAGACAAGAACTTTGGAATCAGTAAGACTTTTTGAGGCAAGTATTGTGTCTTTTCCGGCTTATAGCTCTACAACTGCACAGGTTAGGGCAGTAGCACCAAGCATCAACGCCGATGACCTTGCTGAGGCTTTACTTAAGCTGGAGTCAGGCGAGGAACTGGATGAAGCAAGTGCTGAGCTAATTACTGAGGTAGTAAACAAGCTAAAAGCAGACCCAGAGGTTGAGGAAGTAATTGACAATGGCCTTGACCTGCTGGACCTAAAGAAAAAGCAATTTGACCTATTACTGAAAAGGATTTAACTATGGCAACCAAAGACGAAATCAAAGCAGCTCTCCTTAAGGCTGCCGGCAACCCATCAGTAGGAATTATCAAAGACCTAGCTGATGACTTTGCCCAGGCAGTATGGGAACTAGACAACACAAACTCAGTCAACCCAGCCAAAGAGGTTAGGATTGTTGACAGTAAAGAAACACGCTAACTCGTTTCTTTAGCCCCAGCTTGGCCCCCTTCCCGAGCTGGGGTTTTCTTTTACCTATAAACTTTTAAGTATCAGCTGAGTGTCAGCACCGCTGTATCTGTTGAGTGTTAGCACCGCAGGGACCCCCTCAAATCAAATTATTAGGAGAATCATGTCTGACTTTATCAAGTCACAAATGGATGCTCGCAACAACCTCATTGCACAGGCTAGAGAAGTTCTAGACTTTGCTGAGGCTGAAAAGCGTGGACTATCCGCAGAAGAAAACCAAAAGATTGCTCGTATCGAGGCTGACATTGACCAGGCCGACACAGCTATCTCAACCGCTCGCTCAATCTCTGAGCGTGAGGCTCGCGCAGCTGAGGCAGCCGCTTCATTTGCACCATCAGCACCAGCACCAGCTAACACTGACGCTGACATCCTGCGCTCAATTGCTATGGGTGAAATCAGAGGCTATGAGTTTGCTCGTGAAGCTCGTACCCTTGTACCAAGTGCGAACACTGTTGGTCAGTCTTTTTTTGACCAGGTATTCGAAATTGCTCAGCTAGTCGGTCCGATGCTAACTACCTCTGAGATTTTCAACACCACATCTGGTGAGAACTTGGTAATTCCGACTGTGACAGCTACCTCAACATCAGGCTCAGTTGCAGCAGCAGGAACCATCTCAGAGTCAAATCCAACATTCTCATCCATCACCCTTGGTGCTGAGAAATACGGAGCGTTGGTTCAGGTCGCTCAGGAACTTGTTTCTGACGCCGGTTTCAACATCACCAGCTACATCGCACAGCAGCTTGGAACTTCACTTGGTCTAAAGGTCAACGATGTTCTAACCACAAAGCTATCCGCAGCCGCTGGCTCGGTAGTGACTGGCGGAACCGGAGTTTCTGGTGCAGCTTCCTACGAGAACTTAATTGACCTCGTGTATGGAATTGCAGACGGAGCCAGAGTGCTTCCAGGGTTGGGCTTTCAGATGAGCAAGACTGGAATCGCAGCAGCTCGCAAGCTAAAGGATGGTGCAGGAAACTACATCTGGACCAACTCAGCAGTTCCAGGACAGCCAGCAACCTTGCTTGGCTACAATGTGTTTGAGAACCCAAATGTTGCAGCAGTAGGAACTGGAACCAAGTCGGTTCTTTTTGGTCACCTACCAAGCTTCAAGGTTCGTGTTGCAGGTGGAATGAGAGTTGACCAGTCAGCTGACTTCGCTTTCAACACCGACACAGTGACATACAGAGGTCTAATGCGAGTTGACGGTGGACTGACCCACGCAACCCACATTGGCTACTTCAAGGGTGGCGCAAGCTAAACCCTTAGCTCAAAAGCTGACAAGCCCCAAGCGTGTAGGTTCGCTTGGGGCTTGTCTTTTGATAAGCTTGTGGCAACAAAGGGAGAAACCTACATGAGCAAAACCCAAAGAAAAATAAAAGGCACAGTCAGCGTCTTTTCTAATAGCCCTGGACAGCCTACTGGCTATGGTCAGGCCACAGATGCTTTAGTCAAACTGCTAAAGCGTGATGGTGCAAATGTTGCCGCACTATCCAATTATGGGCATGAGGGCATAAACACAATTTACAATACTGAATACGGCGAGATTCCAATTTATGCCAGAGGTTCAGAGTCATACTCAAACGATGTCACCCCAGCTCACCACAAGCACTGGAAAGCACTAAATGCCGACCAGCCAGACCTAATGATTACTCTTTACGATGTCTGGGTACTAACATCTAAAGCTTTTGACACTATCCCAATTGCAAGTTGGACCCCAATTGACCATAACCCAATACCACCAGGGGTGTTGAAGTGGCTACAAAAAGAAAATGTCACCCCACTTGCAATGAGCAAGTTTGGCCTAGAGCAAATAAACAAAGTCGGGGTTGAGGGTCACTATGTCCCACACAGCATTGACACCAAGGTATTTAGGTACACCAAGACTATTGACGGCTTGCCGGTTGACAAATACATGGGTTTTGAGAATGACAGGTTTGTAGTGGGAATGAACGCCGCAAACAAATCCAGCGGTATCTTGCATCGGAAGGCGTACTCAGAGAACATGATGGCCTTTGCAATGTTTGCTCGCAAGCACCCAGACGCAATGCTTTACATCCATGCCGACCCAACTTCACCGCATGGATGGAACCTTATGGCACTTGGCCAGTTGCTTGGTATCCCAGTAGACAACATGACCTTTCCTGACCCACTTGCCTACCGCTATGGGATGTCGCAGGAAACACTTGCAGGTATTTACTCATCCTTTGATGTTTTATTGGCTACCAGCTATGGGGAAGGCTTTGGGGTTCCGACTATTGAAGCTCAGTCAGTAGGTGTGCCAGTTATCGTTAGCAAGTTTGCCGCTAGTCCAGAGCTTGTTGGGGATGGTTGGGCAGTAAGCGGTCAGCCGCTTTATGACCCGGCCCAGCACTCATTTTGGCACATACCATCAGTGCCAGAGATTGTAGAGGCATTAGAACAGGCCTATGCTAGGGGCAAGGGCAAGTCAGCCAAGGCTGTTGAGTTTGCTCAGGCTTTTGACCATGAAAAGGTTTGGCAAGAAAACTGGATGCCAGTGCTAAAGAAGCTTCTCAAATGATTGCTTGGGTATCTCACCATCTCCCCGACAAAGACGGCAACCTTATTGGTGGTGCAGAGATGACCGATGTGGCATTGCTTACAGATGCCCCAACTGACTACACAATTATCACACCCGGCAATTGGAAACAAGCCCTAGATTTTGACAAGATAGTTATTACAGGCACAGACCTACTAAGCCCCTTTGCCATGAGCCAGCTTGCCAGGCGAAAGCCTGTTGTTGCTGTCCATCACTTGCAAACAAGAACAGAGGAAAGAGCTGAACTACTTAGCTCTGCCTCAACCCTTATCTGCCACAGTCCAAGGCACCTAGAGCTAGAGCTTGAGTGGACAACCCCAAAGCAAAGCACTTGGATTATTAGCCCACATGACCCCAGCCAGTTCACAACTAAACCCAAGGAAAACTTTGCACTATGGGCTGCAAGGTTGCACCCTCAAAAGGGTCCGATGGAAGCGATGCAGTGGGCAAGTCAAAACTCAATCCCTTTGCTAATGATGTATGACAAGACAAGGGCCGAGGTGCTAGAGGCAATGAGTCGAGCCAAGGATTTTGTTTTCTTGCCAAATGGCTTTGACGCCGAGCCACGCACAATTATTGAGGCAGTCCTGTCTGGTTGCCAGGTACACACAAATGAGCTTGCTGGCATTAGCTCAATACCTAACTGGCAAGACCCAGAAACTATTGCCAGCTTAGTCAGCAACTCTAAGGAATTATTTTGGTCAACAGTCCTACAGTAGGTATCTGCTCAAGCTTGTTTGGTACTGGCTACTCTGGCTTTTACCCAAGATGGTGGGAAGGTATCCAATCTCTGAATAAGCAACCAGCCGAGATAGTTATTGTCCATGACCCTGCCAACAAGGATGAAGTCCTGTCAAACATCCCACAAGATTACAAGGCAATCACAAAAACAATAGAAATGACTGGAACTTACTCAGACTTTAGGCTCGCGATGCAAGGCTCACTAACAACTGACTGGATTTCTGTCGGCGATGTTGACGACAAGTATCTGGGTAATGCCTTTGACGAACTTGACCTAGCTGATGCTGAGGGCTATGACATCTACATTGACAAGGTTCAATTTAAGCATGACAGTTCAATCTTTGAGGGCACCTGGCAACCTGACCAGATACCCTACAGAATGACCTGCCCAGGCAATGCACCTATCAAGCGTGAGCTGTATGAAAAGACTGGTGGTGCTAGAGGTGGCAGTTTCTACGATGACTGGGAGCTTTACATCAGATGTGTTGCCGCTGGTGCCAAGCCATTCCACGCCTCAACTGTTAGGCTTATCCATGACCTTGGACACGATAGGGTCACACTCAGCGGAGTCAACAGGCCAAGCATAAACGACAGCATTGGCCAAGAGGCAATCGCTAAGGTTCGACAAGAGCTTGGTTTTTAGGAGAGAGCAATGAAGGTTGGAATCACAGGCGGTCAAGGCTTTATCGGGTCTTGGGTAGCCGAGGAACTTGTCAGGCGTGGGCACTCAGTGC